CCATTATGCGTTGCATAGACCTTGCAAAGAACACTTTGAAGGGAGAGGACCACGCTTACAACGCAAGTTCTCTTTCTTACACCCTTTATGAGTTTAAGCATGTGTATCGGGAGTACGAGGCTTTTAAAAAGAAAAATAATTTAAAAGACTTTACTGACATGCTGCTAGACTTGTCTAATAATCCGCAGTATATTCCCTATTTAAAGGTTGTATTTTTAGATGAGGCTCAGGATTTAACTCCTTTGCAATGGAAAATAGCGCATCATTTAAGTGAAAAATCTGATCGTATGTTTATAGCTGGTGATGACGACCAAGGTATATACAGGTGGGCTGGTGCCGACATAAATCATTTCATATCTTTAGAAGGGGGTTCTGAGGTTTTAAACCAATCTTACAGGATACCTAGATCTGTTTACGAGGTAGCGGATTCCGTTGCTAATAGGATTAGGTATCGGCAAAAGAAAAAATGGTACCCTCGTGAGGAGGAGGGTAGTGTGGCACGTTTGTATGACCCTTGGGGTATAAACTTTAACGGCGGCCAATGGCTCATAATGGCACAAGCTAATTATATGCTGGACAGTATAAGTTCTCATTTAAAAAATCACGGTTACTTTTTTGAAAGGTACAACCAACCGTCATTAGGTAAAAAAATTAGGTCTGCAATTACGTCATGGGATTACCTTAATTCTGGCTTTAACCATGAAATTAGTCACAAGGAAGCAAAAAATTTGTACGACCACATGTCTCCAGCCAGCTCTAGGTTATCTAGGGGGGCCAAGAAGTCTTTAAAAATGGCACCTGAAGATCAGATGTTTGACTTAGGTACATTAAAAAAACATTACGGTTTAAAAGCGCAAGGTACTTGGGAAGATGCTTTAGATAAAATAAACCACGATGACCGCGCCTACGTTCTTGGCTTATTAAGAAGGGGTATTGATTTAAACCAAAAGCCTAAGATCAAGCTCTCCACGATCCACGGATCAAAAGGCGGTGAGGCAGACAACGTGCTTTTGTACATGGATCTTAGCGGAAAGGCTTTGGAAGAGATGGCAAGAAATCCTGACGATGCGTATAGGGTTTTATATGTTGGAGTTACTAGAGCTAAGAACAACTTGATTTTAAAAATGCCAGAAGACGCACACAGGGGCTGGATGATATGAGAGTGATACTTGAAACACCTTATCAGGGGACTAAAAAACATTCGGTGGAAGAGAATATTCAATACGCATTGGACTGCGTGGACCACAGTTTAAAAATGAATGAAGCTCCTATGGCGTTTCATTTAATTTACCCCAAAGTTTTAGACGACAATAAAGAAGTTGAAAGAGAAAAAGGACTTTCTATGTCTCAACAATGGTACAAAGTTGCTGATAAAGTTGTGGTTTATGTTGACCACGGCATAAGTGATGGCATGAGGCAGGGGATTGATAAGGCACATTTTTTACAAATACCTGTATTAATGAGGAGTTTATATTATGAAGGACAAGGGAATTTTAGAAGAAGCGGCGGAGCTGATTGGTTCTTCACGGGCCCAACAACACGGTAACATGTGGGTTAACCATGAAAACATTGCTCAACTTTGGCAGGGTTATTTATGGCAAAAATTAGGTAACAACAATTTAACCGCTTCAGATGTGGCTAACATGATGGAGTTATTAAAAGTTGCCAGAAGAAAGACTGGCGATATAAACCCTGATGATTACATAGACGGCGCAGGATACGCCGCGGTATCTTACGAGTGTAAAAAATATGAAACACAATCTTAAAAAACCGACTTTTGGCATTAAGACTGAGTGGATTCCGGTGGAGTCTTTGCCGCAAATTCCCTCTGATATAAAAGAAATAGCTATTGATTTGGAGACAAAAGATCCAAATTTAAAAACTCATGGACCTGGATGGGCTACCGGTAACGGAGATGTTGTTGGAATTGCTATTGCTTATGAAG